TTAATACAAGATTATAAGCTTATAGTAGATAGAGATAGTACTAACATAGCTATGGAGCTTAACAACTATACATATAAAGATAAAGGTTCAGGACTTGTAATAGATGATTATAATCACGCACTAGATGCACTAAGATATATAGTTTCATTTCATTTAATGAACAGCTCTAAGATAGAGATAGTTTAAAGTTACATAAGTAACGATAATAAGGATTATATTATATGAGTAATAATATTAAAATACAAATACCTGAGAGTATAGCTGATATAACTTTATCACAATACATTGAGGTTCAAAAGCTTATAGATAGAGAGCTTGATGAGCCTTCTTTTATGGAGAGGGTTGTAATGTTATTTAGTGGAGTTAGTAAGAGAGATGTTAAGAATATTGATATTAAAGACTATACTATGATAGGTCAGTCTTTAGCTTTAGCATTAAATACTAAGAGTGAGTTTCAAGATAGATTTGAATTAGATGGAGTTGAGTATGGATTTATACCAAACTTTGATAAGATAACTCAAGGGGAATATATAGACTTAACATCAACTGATTTAGATAATGAATCTCTACCAACTGTAATGTCTGTATTGTTCAGACCTATTACTCATTCTGATTCTTTTGGTAATTATCAAATAGAGAAGTATGATGCATCTTTAGAGAGAATAGAAATAATGAAAGAGGCTCCTATGAATGTAGTTAATGGTGCTATGGTTTTTTTTTGCAATTTAGCGAACGAATTAGAGAGTTATATACTGAAGTCTATGGAGGTTCAGGAGGAGGAGAGAAATCTACAGTAGGATACTTTGAGAAATGGGGGTGGTATGCTACTCTTGATATGATGGTAGATGGAGATGTATTTAAAATGGAGATGTTAGAGGATATGAATGTACATAGATTTCATGTAGCTTTAGCACATAAATTAGATAAAAGAAAGATGGAGGCATCTTTAAGAAAAGGTAATAACGTAACACAATTATAATATGACAGCATATAGTGAATTATTAAGATATATTAAATCATTAGCAGAGTCTGAGGAGTTTGTTAATACTGTAACAATGGGAGAAGACTTGGACCTCAACAAGGGTAACATATTTCCTTTGTTTAATGTAGATATAACTGGAGCTTCATTTACTTCTAATTCAACTGTATCTTTTGATGTAGAGATGGCTGCATTAGATTTAAGGAGTATTAATAAAGATAGTAATGATGACAAGTTCTATGGTAATGATAATGCTATTGATAATCATAATGCTACTATGTCAGTTCTTAATAACATTTGGGTTAAGATGCATAGAGATTTTGCTAGAAATAATATTACATCTAGTGACAATCCTAGTCTAGAACAAATAACATTCTCTGATAAGAATCTGTTAGATGGATGGAGTATTAATTTCTCTGTAGAGATGCCTACTAACGGAGTAGACCTTTGTATTGAATGCTAGATAAAGAGGTAAATAAAGTACTAGATAACTTTGGTAAAGGAGTTGTAGGACGTTCTAAGAGTAACCTATCTAAGAAAGGTAAGGATAAAGGAGAGTTATATAAGAAAATAAGACATAATGTTAATAAGAGTGGAGAGTTAATATTTACTATGCCTGAGTACGGGTTGTTTGTTGATGCAGGTGTTAAAGGTAAAGGTGGAACTAGAAAGTATGAAGACGGAAAGAAGCTTAAGAGTCCTAAGAAATGGAAGACTAAAAAAGTAACTAATAATAAATATAAATATAAAAGTAAGTTACCTCCTGTAGATGTATTTGAAACTTGGATATTAAGAAATAAGATAGCTCCTAGAAATAAGAAAGGTCAATTTGTTAGTAGGAAGTCTATGAAGTTCGCAATAGCTAAAGTAGTATATCATACTGGTATAGAGACTACTGACTTCTTTCAGGATGCATTCTATAATCAGATAGATACGTTAGTAAGTAACTTAGAAGAGGGAATAGAGAATACAATATTAGAATCAATAAATATTAAAATATAAATTAAAATGATAAGATCACTAAGTCCATATTACATAACAGTTCCGTTAAGGTATGCAGGAAACACTATTACCTGTGAGTATTTTAAACTACATATAAAAGTGTGGAGTGGTAATGAATTGAGTGTACCTGTTGATATAGATTATACTATTGTATATGATAATACTAATGCAGATACAGGAGACCACGTTATTAACATAGCTCCTTTACTTAGAGACTTTATAGAGTTTACCCCTAAAGACAATGGACAGAGCTTTGGAATATTAGACTCTGATGGTAATCAAAAATGGGTTAAGACTTATGTAGAGTATGATGGAGGTACTACAGACTATCAAGCTACAACTGATTTGTTTAGTTCAGGATATTCTTATGGTACTGACGGAGTTAATGCAGATACTAGAGGACCTGATACAGCAGATAAGCCTCAGATACTTTTAGAGGATAATGATTATACTATGCACAGAAGAGGTGTGTTTAATGTACCTATTTCTTTAGAGGACTTATCTAGTAGTACTACAGTAGTGGTAAGAAGCTATCCTAGCTTTCAAATAAGTGAGAGTAATTTAGTGTCTACTACTTCAGATTCTGATAACCTCATCAAAAATGTATGGGTTGATACATCAGCAGCTACTACAGATGAATACATAAGGGTAACTTTTAACGGAGATATTATAGACTTTGTTCTTAAAGATGAGTTTAGATTTGATCCTATGACTGTATTTTTTATTAATAAGTATGGTGCTCAACAAACATTTGTATTCTTTAAAGAGAAGAGAGAAAGCATAAAGGTTACAGATAATACTTTTGAATCTAATATAGGACAGCCTTCTACTGGTAGTCATCAGTTCTTAAGATATAATGTACAGTCTAGAACTACAATAAAGGCATCTAGTGGATTTATTACTGAGGATGAGAATGAAGCTGTTAAGCAGATGATGTTATCAGAGAGAGTATGGATGTATAGTATAGATGATGGGTTTACTCCACTTAACATAAAGACTACTAGTACAAGCTTTAAGACTAGACAAAAAGAAAGACTGATTAATTATGATATAGAATTTTTAAAAGGATATAACGATATAAACAATATATAAGACATGGTTAATATATATGTAGAAGGTCAGCTTATAGACCAGTTTAATGATGAGAATGTAGAGATAGTATCTAGAGTATTAGATGTGAGTGATATTACAAAGACACAGGGAGACTATTCTAAGACTTTTACAGTTCCTGCTAGTAAAACTAATAATAAAATATTTAAACATTGGTATAATGCATCTATTGATTCAGGCTTTGATGCTAGAGTTAAGGTGGACGGGAATATTGATATAGATGGAATACCTTTTAAAACTGGTAAGTTCTTATTAAGGAGTGCTCAGATAGATGACGGAATTATAACTTCCTATACTCTTAACTTCTTTGGTAATGTTACTAGTCTTAAGGATATAATAGGAGAGGATGAGTTGACAGATTTAGACTTTAGTACTTATGATGTTGATTATACAGATGACGATGTTATTGATATGTTAGAAGTAGACTATAATGACACTTATCCTGAGGTAATATTTACACCTACGTCTAAGAGGAGATACGTATATAATAGTGAGTCTCTTGTGGGTATGGGAGAATATGCTGATGAGGTTATAGCTCAAGAGGAGTCTAATATACATAACATAGCTTTTCCTGATGCAGGGATAATTGATGAGGACGGATATGATCAACCTGAAAATAAAGCTATAGGTATTCAATGGAATGACTTATTACCTTCTTTAAGAGCTGATGTTGTTATAGATGCAATAGAGAATAGATATACAAAGTTGAATGGATATAGTTCAGATATTAAGTTTAGTAGAGACTTCTTTGGGACTACAGAGTTCAATCAACTATATATGTTATTATCATCTAAGAATGATCGACCTATATTAAAACCTAACGTTACTCCTCAAGATTTACTTACTTCTCTTGACTATAAAGGAGAAGGATTGCAATTTTCGGATACTTTAGCGTATGCAGGTGGCCCTACAATAGTACAGCTTGTTAGTAATCAGTACAACTTAACTATACCTGATGGACAGAGGTTTCAGAGTGCTATGCAAGTTAATAGAGTTGGATCAGTTGGAACTACTATTTTAAAAATAAGATATGAAATAAATATAGATAACCAAGGATGGAATACAGTACAAGAAGTTGAGGGAGATACATTTAAAGGTGGTGCTGGTGTAGCTGACAGAAAGTTTGATACTACATGGCACAGGTATGATAATAATTCAGGATCGTCTCAGTTATATAGAGGTAGATACTTTGTAGATATAGAAGGCTCAGCAGACGTACACTGTCAACAGCATTTTCAATTAAGTAGGTTCGGGACTGCGCAGGGAGGAATGCATCCTAAAGGATATGTATACTCTACATCAACTGTTGGGGGTGAATTAGAGATTAATAAAAATCTACCTAAACTAAAGGTTATTGACTTCTTAAAAGGTATCTTTCAAATGTTTAAGCTCGTTATAGTTCCTTTAGATGATGGCACTTTATACGTTAATTCTATTAATAGTTTTTATTCTCAAGGTAAAGAATATGATTTATCTAGATATGTAGATAGAGGTTCTTTAAAAGTTAGTAGAGGTGATATCATTTCTTCTTTAGATTTAAAGTTTAAGAAGAGTGATACTGTTTTAGCTAATGAGTTTTTTAATAGAAATAAAAGAGGTTATGGAGACGCTAAAGTTAGACTTGAGAATGAGTTCGGAGAGTTGTTAGAGGGGGATGATTTAACTATAGACCTTCCATTTGAACAAGTTTTATTTGAAAGACTAAGAGATACTTATGACGGAGAACCGATTAATTCACAGGTACTTAATTTAATAGATATAGATAATAGTCCTATCAATACAGAATGTGTATTACACTATGCTAACGGTATAAATCAGAATACAAAACCTTTAATGATTGTTAGGAATGATACAGGTGCGTCTAGATATTATGAAGTTGATACTGTTATATATATGGCTAGTCATCATCCTGAACCTGAAGAGCCTTTTACATCTTTATTATTTGATAGTGAATACAGTACTTGGGATTCTAACTACATAAGCAATACTCTATATACTAATCACTATGATAATTATGTTAATGCTGTATTTGATATAGGAAGACGTACGTATAATTACACTGCTAAACTACCTACAATAGTTAGTGCTAATTTAAAGCTTAATGATGTTGCAGTAATAGATGGGTATAGATATAGAATAAATACTTATAAGTATAATATGCTTACAGGGTTATCAGAGTTAGAACTTGTTAATAAATTAGATACTAGTCTAGCTCCTTTTAATGGTGCACCAGGAACACTTAGATTAGGACACGAAGGAGAAACAATTTCTTTCAATCTACCTAATGCTGATGATTATACTATATCTGAAACTGATTTAGGAGATGGTACTAATTGGACTAGTATATCTACTTCTTTTGATACTGATGGTAGAGGTGCTGACTTACCTGCTAATAGAGTTGATATAACTATATCTCAAAACACAGGATTACTAGGGGGAGCTAGAAGAGTTCAAATTAACTTCGAGCTTAATGGAGATACAACTACAATGATAATAATACAAAATGAAGAAGAGTAGAGATTTAAAGATAATAATAGACACATTACTATCAGATAACTATTATAATGTAGGAGAGTATATTGAGATAGCTAAAGGTAAGAATGAATACAGTACTAGTATTAAAACTAATTATAACAAAATAAAAAGAATATTAAAATGAAAGAAGTTAAGATTAAAGTAGTAGCAGATACTAAAGACGCTAACAAGAATATAAAAGATGTTGATAGTAGTATTAAGGATACCTCAGCATCTACTAATCAATTAACAGGTACACTAGATAAGATGTCAGGTGGAGCTGTGTCAGGGTTTAAAGCTTTTGCAGGTGGATTAAAGACTGTAGCTTTAGGATTTCGTACAGTAGGAGGAGCTATTGCAGCCAGTGGATTAGGTCTTTTAGTTATAACTATCTCAGCTTTAACTGCAGCCTTTAGAGGTTCAGAAGAAGGACAAAATAAATTCTCTAAGATAATGGGGGTTATAGGTGCTGTAACAGGTAACTTAATTGACTTACTTGCTGATCTAGGAGAGAAAATAATATCTGTATTTGAGAATCCTAAAGAAGCGCTAGAAGATTTCGGGACTCTTATAAAGAAGAACATACAGAACAGACTAGAGGGAATACTAGAGTTTATACCTGCGGTGGGTAAGGCTATAAGCCTTGCTCTTAAAGGAAAGTTCGGAGAGGCAGGAAAAGTAGCTTCTGATGCAATGGGAAAGGTTGCGTTAGGTGTAGATAATGTTACAGATAAGATTGGAGGAGCTATAGACGCATCTAAAGATTTTGTTAAACAGAATTTAGAAGAGGGTAAGGCTGCTGCTAAAGTTGCTGATATGAGAGCTAGAGCTGATAAAGTTGAAAGAGGATTATTAGTTAGAAGAGCTGAAGCAGAAAGAGAAGTAGCTAAGCTTAGACTTGTTGCTAAGGATATGGTTAATAAAACAGCTGAAGAGAGAAAGGCTGCTTTAGAAAAAGTACTAGAGATACAGGATTCATTAATAGGTAGTGAACAAGAAGTAGCTAACCTAAGGAGAGATGCTCAAACTATGGAAAATGGATTCGCACGTTCTACTAAAGAGAATCTAGAGGAAGAGGAAAGACTTAAAGCTGAGTCTATTGCTGTAGAAACTAGAAGACTTAATCAAAAGAGACAGATAGCTAGAGAGTTATCTGCTGCTGAGATGGAGTTAATAAGAAATAAGACTGCTGCTGAGAAAGAGGCCGCTGATAAAAAGAAAGTAATAGATGATGCAACTAAGGCTAGACTTAAATCTATATCTGATTTTAAGAAAGAACTTATAACTAAAGATGAGGATGCTGCTGCTAAGACTGAAGAGGAGAAGTTAGCTCTTGAAAGAAGTAGAGCTCAAGAGAAGTTAGATGCTTTTGTAGGTAGTGAGACTGAAAAAAAAGAGGCACAGTTAGCTCTTAATAAATTATATGATGATAAGGAATTAGAGTTGTCTAAGACTGCTGAACAAAAGAAGAGAGATGAGTTAAAAGCTTTAACAGATAAGTTTAAGGTAGAGGACTTAGAGAGTAAGTTAGCTGAACTAGAACTCAAGAAAGAAGAGGACTTAGCTGAGTTAGAAAGATTAGAGGGCACTGAAGAGCAGAAGTTAGCATTAATAAAGCATTATGCTGAACTATCAGGTAAGCTGGTTAAGGATGCGGACGATGATGCTACTAAAAAGAAGTTAGAGAATCAAGATGCTATATTCGCTAAGATTGCTTTTGGTATTAAGAGAACTCAAGACCTTAGTACAGCAGGTTTTCAATTAGCTGAAGCTTTAGGTAAGCAGGATGAGAAGAGTAAAGAGAAGAGAGCTAAGGCTGCATTTAATGTTAATAAGGCTTTGTCTTTAGCTACTGCTACAGTAGATGCTACTAAAGGTGTTCAGAAAGCATTTGCAGAGACTACAGATTTTACTCCTACTCAATCATTAAGAACTGCTAACGCTGTTATAGCAGGTATAGTTGGTGCTGGTAATATTGCTGCTATTGCTTCACAGAAGTTTGAAGGTGGAGGTAGTAGAGGATCATCTAATATACCTAGTCCTGCTGCTGAAACTAATCAAGCACCTGCATTTAATTTAGTTGAAGGGACTGAAAGTAGCTCTATTCAAAATAGTATAGAGAATCAAAGTAAGAGTCCTGTAAAAGCTTATGTAGTTAGTGGAGAAGTTTCTAGTCAAGCATCTTTAGATAGACAGATTCAAGATAGTACTTCAATATAAAAAATGTTACGTTAATTAGAGGTTATTAATTTGACCTCTTTTTAGCTAACTAGCTGAGGTCTTTTATTTTATATACGATTACTTAAAGTAAAGTTTAGACTAACAGGCGTAAGGATATAGCAATCAGCGTTTTAAGGAGGCTCTTTTTAACTAATTTAGAGAATTCATTTGTGTTGATTTTGTCCTCTGACTCGACCTAGAGGAGCTAATCCACACGGTTTCATCGCTGTAACTTTCTAAGTGTTAGAGTCTTAACCTTTTTAGTGCTTAGTATATATATATAAGAGAAGAAAAAAATATTAATAGAATTTAAATATTAAAAATTAACTGTTACAAAAATACATAAAAATAGGATTATAATATATGAAAACATTCGAAGGAAAATTCAATAAAAACAGTAAAGGAGTATTCGCAATTAGTTTGGTTAACCAACCTGCTACCGAAGAGACATTTATTGCTATGTCAAAACAAGAGAAGGTTATTACATTATCTAAAGTAGATGGAGAACAAAGGATCTTAATGGGACTTGTACTTCAACCTAATCAAATGATTCCTAGAATAGATGAGAAAGGTGATGAGTATCAAATGTATTTCTCAGCAGAAACTATCAAAGAGTACTCAGAGAACTTCTTTAAAAGTGGATTCCAATTAAACTCTAAGCTTGAACATGAGACTCCTATCGAAGGTGTAACATTTGTAGAGAGTTGGATAGTTGAGAATCCTAAAGTAGATAAGTCTTATAACTTTGGTATGGAATATCCTAAAGGATCATGGATTGCTACTATGAAAGTAGATAATGATGATATATGGAATAACTATGTTAAGACTGGAGAGTTACAAGGTTTTTCTATTGATGCTATGGTAGAGTTAGAAGAGGTAAAAGAGAATGAGTTTAATTTTAAATCTAATATAAATATGAGTGAAAAAAACAAAAGTATCCTTACTAAGATTAAGGAGCTTGTTATGAGTACTGAAGTAGTTGATGCTGAGGTTGTTGTTGCAACACCTGAGGAGACTGTTACTTTTGGTTCTGTTAAGTCTGATGACTTGGATATCCAATTCGAAGGTGAGACATTAGAAGTAGGTTCTAGTGTATATCTTATGGATGGTGATGAGAAAGTAGCATTAGCTGACGGAAACTACGTACTTGAATCAGGTGAAACCTTAGTTGTTAAAGAAGGTGTAGCAGAGGCGTTAGACGCTAAAGCTGAAGAAGAGTCTCCTGAGCCTGAAGCAGTTGAAGAAAAAGAACTTGCTGAAGAGGATGAAGAGAAAAAAGAAGATGAGGAAGTTAAAGAAGAAGAAGAAGAAGTTAAAGAATTAGAAGAAGAGGTTGCTCCTGAAGAAGCTCCTGCTGCTATGACTGAAGAGGATGTTCGACGCATCGTTGAAGAGATGGTTATGGGATTCAAATCTGAAGTAGAGGCTTTACGTTCTGAGAACACTGAGCTTGCTGCTCAAGTAGTAACTTTATCTAAGACTCCTGTAGCTGATGCAATATCATCTACTCCAACCCAAATGAGTGCTCATAGTAATGTCTTAGACATGATTAAGAGACGTAAATAAGTATTTTAATTAATTAATATAAATCAATAAATTTTAAATTATGGCTATAACTAGCAATTTTGTAGGGATTCCTGCAGTAGACATCACGCTTCAAGCGATTAAAGAAGAAGACACTTTAAGACTTGGACTGATAAACGTAGTACCTAACGTAGGGTACAAATTAAACTTAAGAAACTTAGATGTTACTTTAGGTGTAGTAGATTACTCTTGTGGTACAACTCCTGCTACTGATGCAGTAGAATACGGAGAGAAAGTTTTAACTCTTAAGAAATTCAAGAACGAATTTGAAATCTGTAAAGAAGACTTCCGTCCAACATGGTCAGGAGATTCTATGGGTGCATCTGCACACAACGATCAAGATCCTAAAGAGATTACTGATGCTATCATCGCTGATACTGCAGGTAAATTAGGTGAGTGGTTCGAAAATCAAATTTGGAATGGTGCTGGAACTTCTAACGAAATGGAAGGACTTATCCCTCAGTTTGCTGCTGATTCTGATGTAATCAAAGCTAACAATGGTATTACTGCTTTAGGTGCTGCTATCGACAAGTCTAACGTAATGGATGCTTTTGATACTGTAACCTCTGCTTTACCTTATTCATTAAGAAGAAAAGATGTTAACTTTATTGTATCTCCTGACGTTGCTGATGCTTACGCTAAGAAACTTATCGAGAGTGGTTCTGCTAACGGTTTAGGTGGAGACGCTAACACTGCTATGGTATATGGACGTTATAAAGTTCAGACTGTAAACGGTTTACCTGATAACACTATCGTAATTTTCGAGAAGAAAAACATTACATTTGGTACTGGATTGGCTGATGACGCTACATCTATTCGTACTAAAGATATGGATGAGGTTGACATGAGTGGAAACATCTTATACAAGTCTGTATTTGGTGGAGCTGTAGGATATTCTTACGGTAATGAAATCGTATGGTTCTTAAGTACTCAAGCTTAATCTACACAAATTAAACGATATGATGAAGGGGTTTAATTACTCCTTCTGATTATCTAATTATTAATCTTTAAATATAAAAACGTATGCCTTGCTTAATTTCAAATGGACGTGTTAGAGCGTGTAAGGACTCCTTAGGAGGTCAAAGTACTTTATATCTATATAACAGTTTAGAAGATGCTTTTACTGTCGCTGATGGTGAAGCTACAGCTATGAACTCTTCTTTAACTGAAGCCTTTAAATTTGAACTCGAAGGAGATGGAAACACTCTAGAGGAATCAATGGTAGGTGATAGACAAACAGGTACACGAGTTAATACTCAAACTCTAACTATTAATCTTAAGAAGATGGATGCTGCTACGAGTGCAGAATTCAATTTACTAGTTGCAGGATATCCTCAAGCTGTTGTAGTTGACCGTAATGGTAATCACATCGCTTTAGGTCTTGATGATGGTATTGATTTCACTGTAGTTGCTCAAAGTGGTGGAGCAAAAAGTGATATGAACGGTTATGTACTTACAGGTGTTTCTACTTGTAAAGACTTAGCACCTCATTTAGATGCTTCAACTATATCTGCTTTTGAAGCTGTAGTATCTTAATTAACTTTTTAGTTAAAAGAATTTAAACCCTCTTGATTAATTTCTTGAGGGTTTCTTTTTTTTATTATTATTTATTTGTTACTAAAATAACAGATAAAAGGATTATATTATATACAAAAGAATTATAAATGATAGTTAATACAGACAATACAACTCACGAAATAAAGGTTACCCCTAGATTTTTCCCTTGCACTACTATTGAAATGCATATAAAGGATTCATTTAGAGATGTAGTAACTGTAGTTAGTTGTGATTATAGAGAGTATAATAACTTATTATATATAACTTTCGATCATTCATTTAATGATGAGAGTAACTATCAAATTAAAATTACAAATTCAGAGTCGGAAATAGTTTTTAGAGGGGAGATATTATCTACAACTCAAGATACACAAGATTATTCTTTGACACATAATAAATATAAATGGAATTAATATGAGTGAAATTAAATTAATAAACCTATCGTCTTACGTTCGACCTGAAATAGTTGAGCAGCAGTCTAAAGGCTATGTAATGAATGGTAGAGATAATAGCTTTTACAAGTATATTATTGATCGTAATAATGGATCGTCTACTAACAATTCTATTAACCAGTCTTATTCAACTTTAATTTATGGTAGAGGATTAAGTACTGATAGTGGTAGACATGGTGCTGAGGTTTGGGCAAAGTTACAGACTATAATCAGACCTAAAGAGTTGCGTAAAATGGTTACTGACTTTCAAGTGTTTGGAGAGTTTTCATTTCAAGTTATAGAGAATAGAGGTGGGGAATTAGATTCTATTATACATCTACCTAAACAAATGGTTATACCTTCTATAGCTAATGAGAATAATGAGATAGAATTTTATTACTATTCTAAAGACTGGACTAACATAAGAAAGAGAGGTAATGAGCCTACTATGTTACCATCATTTGATTCAGGTAAAGGTAATTCTATTTATGTAGCTAAGCCTTATCGTGTTGGTTGTGAGTACTTTGGAGCTCCTGATTATGTAGCCGGCCTTCAGTTCATGGAGATGGAAGAGGAGATATCCAATCTATGTATTAGCTCTATTAAGAACGGACTTAGTGCTGGTTATATTATTAATATTCCTGATGGAATAAACTATACTGCTGAAGAGAAAATAGAATTTGAAAGACAGGTTAAGAAAAAATTAACACAGTCATCTAATGCATCTAACTTTATTATATCTTTTAATGGTAGTGAAGTAGCTATTGATATTACTCCTTTCCCTGTTAATGATAATATACATAAACAATGGAGTTACTTAACTGAAGAGGCTAAGAAACAAATAATGACATCTCATAGAGTTATTAGTCCTTCTTTAGTTGGACTTGATTCAGCTACAGGATTTAGTTCTCAAGCTGATATGATTGATGAGAGTGAGAAGCAATTAATGAAGAGAGTTATAGCACCTAAGCAGAACTTTATTTTAGAGACGTTAGAGGAGGTTTTAACTCAATATGATATGAATATATCTTTAATCTTTAAACCTCTTACACAGGAGCTAGAAATGCCTGAGGAAGAGCCTCAAGAGTTAAGTAAAATATCTGAGGTTTGTTGTTCTTCTGAGAACGATGATGAGAGTGAGATGATATCTATGATTAATAGACTTGCTTTAGATCCTCCTTCTGAGTATGAGTTAACTGACGGGACTGAGTATGATTCAATTCAATTGTCTGCTAATCAAACCTCTGAACAAGATACTAAGTTATGGAAGACTAGGTATGCATTTACTGTAGGTACTTCTAAGAATCCTAAAGGAGGCTCTAGAACTTTCTGTACTGAGATGTTAGCTAAGTCGGCATCAGGTAAAGTATTCAGAAAAGAGGATATAGATTTAATGAGTTCTCAAGGAATTAATGGAAAGTTTGCTAAGAGTGGATCTAGCTCATACGACATCTTTAAATACGGTGGAGGCGTTAACTGTCATCATAGATTTGAAAGAAGAGTATATAAAAAGAAACTCAATAAAGATGGTACTCCTAAGAAAGGTGGAGCTATGGCATCTACAGTAGAGAAGAATGTTAATCAGGCAACTAGAGAAGGATATAAAGCTCCTAAGAATCATAAAGATGTTTCTATTGCTGAAATAGATAAGCCTAATAAAGGAAGTCTAAAAAATAAAAAATAAATATTATGGAATTTTTATTCGTAAGTCCTAGTGAAATAAAATCTACTACAGTTATAGGAGGTAATGTGGATGTAGATAAGTTTGTCTTTGTAATAGCTGACGTTCAAAATACAACTATCTTACCTTTACTAGGTCAAGAGTTATATGAGAAAGTGTTAGCTGAAGCTGAATCAAATACACTAACTGGAGATTACTTAGAGCTTTACACTAAGTTTGTACAACCTATAACTAAGTATCAAACTGTAGCTAACTACGTATTAATATCTAACTATATGGTAGATAATGGAGGTACATCAGTACACCAATCTAATACTAAAGAGGCTGTAGATAGTAATGGATTATCTAAACTAGCTAATACTTATGCTGGTATGGCTGACACATTTATTGATAGATTTCAAGAGTGGATATGTAATCATAGTCTACCTGAGTATAAAACTTATCAGGAGGGTGTAGATGCATCTAAACATGTATCTAATAGAGGGGGTTGGTTCTTTGGAGAACCTTCTAATACTATAAGAGAAAGAGAAGTACAAGAAGATGAATTAATAAATTATAGGAAATGGCACTAGGAGATCAAGATATTACTACTAGTTTAGACAAGCCTTGTAAAGAGAATCAAGGGGGTATAGAGACACTTTACATCTTTCCTTATACAAAGTATTCAAGAAGTCAAATAAGTCTATTAGATGAGACCTTAGTAGACTTTCCTGATACTGATGTATTCGAATATAAAGCTCAAGGTATTTCTTTTAGTGAGGATGCTAAGATTACTGATGGAGGTGTCGAGTGGAGTCAGTCTTTATCTTTTAAAATTCCTGTACTTGATAGGGATTCAGAGATTAACAAACTTAATTATATGGACTACTGTATAGTATTTAAGGATCGACAAAACAACCTAAGAATAGTAGGACTTTTTAACGGAGCTACAATAGAGACATCATCTACTACAGGAGGAGACAAAGGAGTCTTTTCGGGGTACGATGTTAAAGTTAGTGCAAAAGAAACTAGACAGGCTCAGTATATACTAGCAGCTTTCTTTAACAGTACATTTACAATACAATAAATATAAAATTATGGCATCAATATTAAATCATAAATTAAATGACAGAATAAAGGGGGATACATTCTCTTCAGTTCAATTCGAATACATAGATTCAGACACAGACAATCCAGTAGATTTAACAGGAGCGTTTATTGAGATAGATTTTATGTACAAGTGTAAGACAGGAAACAAAGTTTTAGAGGCTAAGAGTGATGGTAACGGAGTTGATATAACTACTCCTTTAGACGGACTCTTTGTATTAGAGGCATTTACCCCTATAGAATGGAATGTAGGGACATACTTTTGGGATGTTAAAGTGACATTCGCAGACGGAACAAAGAAAACATATATTCAAGGAACAGTTAAAATATTGCAGGACTAATGGAAAACGTAAAGGTAATAGTAAATGATAGACAGGAAGAAGTAAAAGTATTTTTATCTACTTCAGGTGCTCAAGGTGAGAGAGGTGTACAAGGTATACAAGGAGAGACTGGTGACACTGGTGATACAGGTGCTCAAGGTATACAAGGTGAGCAAGGACTTCAAGGTATTCAAGGTGAACAAGGTGTACAAGGAGAACAAGGTGTTCAAGGTGTTCAGGGGGAGCAAGGAGAGCAAGGAGTACAGGGAGAACAAGGTATACAAGGTGTTCAAGGAGAAACAGGTTCTACAGGAACAGGCGTAACTTTTAAAGGGGATGTAGCTGATGAAGCTTCTTTACCTACTTCAGGTAATACACAGGGTGACGCTTACTTAGTTCAGAGTGATGATAGCTTACATATATTCGATGGAACTTCTTTTGTTGATGGTGGTTCTATTCAAGGTCCTCAAGGAGCTCAAGGGATTCAAGGGATTCAGGGAATACAAGGAGAGACAGGAGATACAGGAAGTAAAGGGGATACTGGAGATGCAGGTCCTCAAGGAATTCAGGGTATTCAAGGTGAACAAGGTGAGCAAGGAATACAAGGTGAAGCAGGAGTATCAGGAGATTACGATGATTTATCCAATAAACCTAGTGGTACAGATAACTATGTAGTTAAATGGGATGGTACAGAAGGATTACAAGATAGTGTTATATATGATAATGGAACTAACGTAGGGATAGGGACTACTGTTCCTCAAGCTAAGTTAGAGGT